AGATGCTGATAAGGTTGCAGATTTCTGTGCAAGACGACTTGGATACCCACTAGTAGACGTAGAATTACAGGCTACCAACTTCTATACAGCCTTTGAAGAAGCAGTAACAACTTACGGAAATGAAATCTATGCTTTTAAAGTAAGGCAGGATTTTCTTTCAATGGAAGGAGCATCCACAGGTTCTAACCTAAACAATGCAGTAATACAACCAAACTTCGGAGCTATTGTAAGAATGTCTTCTCAATACGGTGAAGAAGCAGGGGTAGGAGGAACAGTTTCCTGGCATACAGGTTCTTTCCATACCAAAGCCGGTCAGCAGGATTACGATATGACAGCATGGGCTAATGCTTCTGCTTCATTGTCAGCCGGTGATACAATCGAGATTAAGAGGGTATTCTACGAATCACCCCCGGCCATTGTCCGTTACTTTGATCCTTATGCAGGAACAGGTACAGGGATGATGAATATGCTAGATACTTTCGGATGGGGTAACTACTCACCCGCTATTAACTTCCTTCTGATGCCAATCAACTACGATCTTCAGAAGATTCAAGCTATTGAGTTTAACGATCAGATTAGAAAGTCGCAGTATTCTTTTGAGTTAGTAAATAACAGATTAAGATTATTCCCAATCCCAACCGTGGATGAAGGAAAAATGTTCTTTGAATATATTAAGAACTCAGAGAGAAACGTTGTAACTATGCCAAGTTCCTCAGCATTAATCTCTAACGTATCAAACGTACCCTATACTAACCCAAAATACACTCAAATTAACTCTATTGGTAGACAGTGGATTTTCGAATACACATTATCGCTAGTTAAGGAGATGCTCGGGTATGTAAGAGGTAAGTACGGCACCATTCCAATCCCAGGAGCAGAAGTTACTCTGAACCACGCAGACCTAATTACTGCAGCTACTTCAGAAAAGAACTTGCTTTTAGATAGATTAAGAACTTACTTAGAAGAAACCTCAAGGGAAAAACTACTAGAAAGAAGATCTTTAGAGGCTGATTATAAACAGAAGGAATTAAATTTAGTTCCACAACCAATATTCATAGGATAATGAAATTAACAAACCTATTAAACGAAGTAACTTATTCAATGTACCAATCTCTGGTATACGTTGAATTCTCAGACGAAACTAACGTTACTGATATTGCTCAGTTAATCAGAGGTTTGAGATACGTTACTGTTGTAAATAACAAGACAGACAAAGAAGATCTAGAACCTAGAGGATTACTTCAGTTAAAAGTAGTTAGCTTAAAACCAGGTCAAGAGACTTTTGAGTTAATTAAAAAAGAAGCCTTGGCAAGTATTCCTACCTTAAAGAAATTTAAGTATAGCGTTAAACAATTACAGAAAATTGAGGAGATCTAAATGGCATTATTCGGAAGACAGAGAGATGTATTATTGATCAATAGTATCAACCGTGAGTTATTACCAGACATCGTAACTCAGCAGGTAGGATATTATAAAGTCACTCTCGGAGCTTCACAGACGAATATGTACGGAGAAGCCATTGATAAATTCCTTAGCGAACCTGCTCTTATAAACTGTTTAATAACCAGAGGAGAACAGACCTGGAGCTCTGATGCTTATGGACCGGATGTTAACAGGGCATTATCTTTTGCTTTCTTTCAGCAGGATCTAAGAGATCTTGAATTAGTACCGGAAGTTGGAGATGTTATATTCTATTATGAGAACTACTATGAAGTAGACGGTACTGTAGAAAACCAGTATTTTGTAGGAAAAATACCAGAATACTCATACTCAGATGGTATGAATCAATTTGGTTCTTCAATTAGTATTGTTTGTTCAACACACCTTGTACCTGCAGACAAACTAGGTATAACTAAAGAAAGAATGTAATGGGAGAAATTAGAAAACCAGTACCAAAGACACAGAGGGAAATTTCAATCGCTCAACAAACTCCATTGTTAGATAATCCAAATAATGCTGTTGTACCATTACCTGTATTTCAGAACCCAGAAAACCCTGCAACAGCTAAAAGTTACCGTGCCCAGCAGATCTCTGTCAGGGGAGATAGTGCAAAAGACTATACAGTCGGTATCGGGGATTTAGATGAAACTATTACTTATTATTTTAATAATGTAATTCAACCTCAGGTATACCAAAATGGAACTCAGATACCTGTTCCAATCATTTACGGAAATCCTGAAAGATGGAAATCAGTGCAGAAAGACGGTTACTACAGAGATAAAAACGGAAAAATTATGTCACCTATCATTATGTTCAGAAGAGCATCGATGGATAAGTCATACGTTGTTGGGAATAAGTTAGATGCTAATAACCCACTTAATTATACAGTAGCAGGTAAAACCTACCAGAAAGGAGATGCTTATTCAAACTTCGATCTACTAAATAATAGAAAGCCTGTAACTTCATACCAAGCAGTAGTTATTCCAGATTACGTTACTCTAAACTATGAATGTATTATCTGGACTTACTATATCGAGCAGATGAACTCAATAGTGGAAGGAATTAATTATTCGTCTGATTCATACTGGGGAGATCCTAACAGATTTAAATTTAGAGCAAGAATCGATACCTTCACTAACAACGAAACCCTAAATCAAGGAGAAGAAAGATTGATTAAGACTAATTTTAACATTAAAATGTACGGTTACATTATTCCGAGTGTAATTAATAAGGATTTAGTAGCAACTAAGAAGTTTTTCTCTAAAGGAAAACTAACTTTTGATTCACAGAAACTCTATTATCACCAGGTGTTTTAGCAAGAGAAAACGATCAGTCGTTCCTAACAGCCCAACCTGTACAAGCAGGTGCAGCTATCTTAGGTCCTACAGTTAAAGGACCTATAGTACCGACCGTCGTTACCACTTACTCACAATACCAAAACATCTTTGGAACTCTGGTTCAATCAGGTTCAGATTACTATACCTATTTTACCTCTATTGCAGCTTTTAATTACTTCCAGAACGGTGGTGATTCTTTGTTAGTAGGTAGAGTTACTAACGGTACCTACACATCAGCTACATCCTCAATAATGCCTACCGGTTCAGGTGGACCTACTTCAGGCTTAGCTCCTTTTGTATTAGAAACACTATCTAAAGGAACTATCATGAATACAGGCGTTACTGAAATCGGAGGTGGTGCTTTAGCTACTGGATCTTCTGATAACATCAGATGGGAAATCGTTTCTCCTAACACAGCTTCAGGAACTTTCTCACTGTTAATCAGACAAGGTAACGATACAGGTAACGATACAGGTAACTCAAGATCAGTATTAGAAACATGGACTAACCTATCATTAGATCCTAAAGCTTCTAACTACATCTCAAGAGTATTAGGAGATCAAACTCAAACTATCGCAACCGATGGTTCAACCTATTATATTCAGACTTCCGGATCTTACGCTAACGTTTCTGCTTACGTAAGAGTTAAAGCTGTTAACTTCCAAACTCCAAACTACTTTGATAACACAGGAGCTGCTAAGAGTCAATTTACCGGTTCTTTACCACTTGCTTCTTCTGGTTCATTCAACGGAGCTACAGGTACACCATTTGCAACTGGAAGACAGGCTCAATTCTACGAAAATGCTGGTTTGACTGCTAACGCAGATTCACAAGGTGTTACAGGAAGTGATTACACAGTATTGTTAAACCTACTTGCTAACGCTGACGAATATCAATATAACGTAATTTCAGCACCAGGCTTAAACAGAATAAGTTCTGCTACTCAAATTACTACTCTAGTAACTAACGCACAGAACAGAGGTGATAATATTGCAGTAGTTGATATGGCACCTTACGGTACTGCCTTAGCTTCTGTAACAGGTCAAGCTTTGGCTATGGATACATCTTACGGTGCAACTTACTGGCCATGGGTACAGACTGCAGATCCTGATTTAGGAAATAACGAATGGGTTCCTGCTTCTACTTTGATTCCTGCAGTTTATGCTTTCAACGATAACTCATCTGAGGCTTGGTTTGCACCTGCTGGTTTTAACAGAGGTGGCTTAGCTACAGTAGTAAGAGCTGAAAGAAAATTAACTCAAGGAGATAGAGATTCTTTGTACCAAGGTAATGTTAACCCAATCGCTACTTTCCCTAACCAAGGTGTTGTAGTATTTGGTCAGAAGACTTTGCAAAAGAGAGCTTCTGCTTTGGATAGAGTAAACGTTAGAAGATTGTTAATCACTTTGAAAGATTACATCTCTCAAATTGCTGACACTTTAGTATTCGAACAAAATACTCTAGCAACCAGAAACAGCTTCTTATCTCAAGTTAACCCTTACTTGACTTCAGTACAACAGAGACAAGGTTTGTATGCTTTCAAAGTAATCATGGACGACTCTAATAACAGTGCTGATGTAATCGATAGAAACGAGTTGGTTGGTCAGATTTATCTACAGCCTACCAAGACTGCTGAATTTATCTACTTAGACTTCAATTTAACACCTACAGGAGCTACATTCCCAGCTTAATAGATATTTATAACTGATAAACATAATATAACATGGCAGTATTACAACCTAACGAAATATTTTTCACCGCCTTTGAACCCAAAGTAGCGAATAGATTTATAATGTACGTGAATGGTATTCCTTCATTCTTCATCAAAGGTGTAACCGGAGTTGAAGTAACTGCAGAAGAAATTACCTTGAATCACATCAACGTATACAGAAAAGTAAAAGGAAAATCTAAATGGTCTGATATTACAATGACCCTTTACGATCCCATTACTCCTTCTGGTGCTCAAGCCGTAATGGAGTGGGTACGTCTTCACCATGAATCAGTAACAGGTAGAGATGGATATTCTGATTTCTACAAGAAAGATTTGACTATCGACATCCTAGGACCTGTAGGTGATATCGTTTCAGAATGGGTAATCAAAGGAGCATTCATTAAGTCTGCTAAATTTGCTGATCTAAACTGGGATACTGATGCAGAAGCACAGAACATCACCTTAAGCATCGGAATGGATTATTGCGTATTGAACTACTAATCAATAACAACCTTAAAGAAAGAGCCCTCCTATTTATTAGAGAGGGCTTTTTTATTACATGAAACTCATAGATATTCTAAACGAACTGGTTATGCCACCGGCTTTAAAGTCGAAACAATACGAATTGGAGAAAGACGGCTATACTAAAATAGGAGGTGGAGATAATGGCATTGTAATGGAAAAAGGATCCGACGTAAAGAAGCTTACTACGGATGTTGATGAGCTAGAACACGCTGAGAAACTGTTAAACCATTCTTTCCCGTGC